AAATAATATCGGAGTAAAAAATTACAGTCCTCTGCTTTAAAAGCAGGGGACTGTTTTTATATGTACTATAAATTACAAAACAAAAAACTCTCAGATGAGTTATCATCTGAGAGCACTTCAATTGGTGACCCGTACGGGAATTGAACCCATGATTCCGCCGTGAAAGGGCGGTGTCTTAACCTCTTGACCAACGGGCCATATATGAAGCCGCTTTATGCGGCAATTTTTGTGTGCCCTTGCACACGATTCAGAGAAAAAATACAAGAAACAACTTTTGCTGTTTCTTGTATAGATTTGTTGGTGACCCGTACGGGAATTGAACCCATGATTCCGCCGTGAAAGGGCGGTGTCTTAACCTCTTGACCAACGGGCCATATGGTAGCGGCAGTAGGATTCGAACCAACGACCAATCGGGTATGAACCGAGTACTCTAGCCAACTGAGCTATGCCGCCATATATTTTTGTCGAATTTCGCTTACCGCTTCATGCGACTATCTAATTATACACGAAGTCTTATAAATTGTCAAGATGTTTTTTGAAAAAAAATCTCTTTTGTAACAAATTACAATGGAAAATGTGACTAATAAAAATGTTTTGTTGAAAATGTAGAACTGTAAAAATATTATTTTCTTATTTGCATGCGGGAGTGCAAAAATCACCCCATTTCTGACTATTAGTGAACGGCGTTAATAAAAGCTGTTACAAAATTTAGAAAGGGGTTGTTTTTATGACCGAAACAAACAAGACAAGGCTCTGCGAGCAGTTTTGCAGCAACTATGCAAGGCTCGGGGATATTTTTGAGGCAGCGCTCAGGGCAGGATTTTCTCCTGATACTGCACTGGCTGAAGCGTCGGCGATACTCAGCCGTACAAAATATCGCAACCTTATTATGAATCTCAGGCGAAAAAATATTCCGCCAAAGGAGGTTGTCATGACGGGACTTGAAAGGCTTGCGTTCGGGCGTGCAAATGATGCGGCACTGCTTGTTTTTTCGGAAGAACTTCCGTCAGCTGAGACAATCGATTCACTTGACCTTTTCAATGTATCTGAGATGAAAAGAATCAAGGGCGGAGGCGTTGAAATCAAGCTTTTTGACAGACAGAAGGCTATGGAGCGTATTTATGAATATGCATCCGGTGAGGATACTGTTTCTGCCGCTTCCAACTTAATTGAGGCGCTTGCGGGAAGTGGGGCTGAGTCCTGCGATGAAATTTAAGAAGTTCTCCGCAAAGCAGAAGCTTGCGATGTGCTGGTGGCTGACGCCTGAGCATCGCAGTAAGGATGCTGTAATCTGCGACGGCGCAGTACGTTCGGGAAAAACTCTTTGCATGTCAATGGGGTTTGTAAGCTGGGCAATGACGTCATTTTCGGGCTGTTCATTTGCTCTTTGCGGAAAGACTGTGACATCGCTGAGGCGTAATCTTGTCGAGCCGCTCTGCAACATTCTCGGGAGCATGGGTTTTACCTATTCTGAAAAGGTGAGTCGAAACTACATCGATATTTACTTTTCAGGACGCAAAAATCGTTTTTACCTTTTCGGTGGGAAGGACGAGGGGTCAGCGTCACTTATCCAGGGCATGACGCTTGGAGGTATACTCATGGACGAGGTTGCACTCATGCCACGCTCCTTTGTGGAACAGGCTATGGCAAGATGTTCGCTCTCAGGCTCTAAAATGTGGTTCAACTGCAATCCCGACAATCCCTATCACTGGTTTTATCGTGAGTGGATTAAGAAAACCGATGAGAAAAACGCTCTTTATATTCACTTTACCATGAAGGATAACCCTTCACTTACGTCTGTGATACGAAAGCGTTATGAGCGGCTTTATTCGGGAGTTTTCCACGACAGGTTCGTGCTCGGAAAATGGACTGCGGCAAGCGGCGTTGTATATCCGATGTTCTCGGAAAAGGAACACACGTTTGAAACAGCGCCCGAGTGCTCACGTTTTATCGTATCCTGCGACTATGGCACAGTCAATCCGTCATCATTCGGCTTGTGGGGCGAATGTGAAGGCGTGTGGTACAGGCTTTGCGAGTATTACTATGATTCACGCAAGGAGGGAACATCAAGAACTGACGAGGAGCACTACAACGGTCTGGAGCGTCTTATCGGTGACAGAAAAATTGAATTTGTTATCGTTGACCCGTCTGCGGCAAGCTTTATTGAGTGTATAAGACGGCATGGCAGATATCATGTAAGACCAGCCAGAAACGATGTGCTTACAGGCATAAGACGAGTGGGCGATGCTCTGAAGTCAAAGAAAATCATGATTTCAAAAGACTGTACCGATTGTCTCAGAGAATTCGCTCTCTACTGCTGGAATGAAAAGACGGGCGGAGATGTTCCCGTTAAGGAAAACGACCACGCTATGGACGACCTGAGATATTTTGTCAGCATGATTATAAGTGAAAATTGTGCAGACAGCTTTTTTGTAGCTTCGCTTGCACGCTGAAGGAGGTGAGATAATGAAATTATTCAGGAAAAAGAAAACTGAAACCATTCCGGGAAAAGCCGCTGTCTATTCGGCAGTACGCTGTGCAGAGGACAAGCAGCTGCTCCCCGAAAGCGTTGAGCACTGGGAAAAGGAGCTTTATGACAGACTCAGATTTACAGTACCTGTAATTGATGCCGCAATCAGCAAGATTGTCAGACTTACAGGCGGTTACAAGGTTATCTGTGAGGACGAGAGCATGCAGGAGCTTATGGACAGCTTTGTGTCGGACGTTCCTGTCGGTCTTACAGGGCAGTCACTCCAGAGCTTTACAGACGTTTATCTTGACAGTCTGCTGACCTATGGAAACGCAGTAGGTGAGATTATTCTCGACCCCGAGACGTTGACGATAAGCTCGCTCTATAATGGCGACCTGTCAAAAATTGCAGTCATTGCAGACAAGAAAACAGGTCTTCCTGTTTACTGCTTAAAGCGTCAGGGCAACAAGCTGAGTGCGGTTTCAAATCAGAATCTTATTCTGTTTTCAGCGCTCAGTCCGCCTGCGGGAAAGACTATGGGTGTATCGGTACTGAGAGGTCTTCCGTCACTGAGCAATGTGCTTATGAAAATCTATAACTGTATAGGTCAGAACTATGAAAGGGCAGGCAATGTCAGATATGCCGTTACATACAAGCCGTCAGGCGACAGCTCGGAAATGGCATATTCAAGAGAACGCGCAATGCAGATTGCAAAGGAATGGTCTGACGGCATGACAGCCGCAAAAAACGGCGAAATCCGAGACTTTGTCGCAGTAGGAGATGTAGATATAAAGGTAATCGGAGCGGATAATCAGCTGTTTGATACGGAAGTGCCTGTACGTCAGATTATGGAGCAGCTTATTGCTAAACTCTCTGTACCGCCGTTTCTGCTGGGACTCAGCTGGTCCACAACAGAGAGAATGTCATCACAGCAGGCGGATATTTTAACATCTGAGCTTGAATATTACCGCAGACTTTTAACACCTGTTATAAAAAAGGCGGCAGGCATGTTTTTAATGCAGTGCGGCTCTGACAGCGGTGTGACAGTTGAGTGGGACAATATCAATCTTCAGGACGAAACGGCTCTCGCCGAGGCAAGACTTAAGAATGCTCAGGCAGAGGAAATTGAAAGAACATTTGAAATGTAATTTTAGGAGGAAAAAATTATGTATAATGAAATCAGACTTGAAAAGGGACTTTACAATCTCGCAGGCAAGAGCTTTATGCAGGCTCTTGAGGAAATCGACCCGACTGCTAACTATGAGGGTACACCTCTTGGCGGTCTTGACGCTTTTGAAAGACAGCTCAAGCGTTTCGATATCAAAATCAGCGGCGAAAACTGTGACAAGGTTGAAAGATTCTTTGTTACAACAGAAAGCGCGGTGCTTTTCCCTGAATTTGTAAGACGTGCTGTAACAGCGGGTATGGAGGATTCTGTTTTAAGCGAAATTATCGCTGTAAAGACAGTTTCTGACAGCAATCAGTACAGAGGGTACAATGTGACAGCCGACGCTGAGTATACACTCAACACAGCTGAAGGCACAGCGCTCCCTGAAACATCAATCAAGGAGGCGGAAACAGCTGTTAATCTTCTCAAGTTCGGCAGACTTATCACTGCTTCCTATGAGGCTGTAAGACAGCAGAGACTCGATGTGTTTGCGCTTACTCTCCGTTCAATCGGCAAGAAGCTTGCTGACGCTATGGTAAACAGCGCTGTGACAGTACTCAAAAAGGACTCAGATTCTCAGTCAATCGCAGGCAGTGCGCTTGCATTCGGCGATATCACATCGCTTTTCGGAAGCTTTGACGGCTTTGATATGACAGCGATTATTGCGTCACCGAAGAACGTTGCGGCGATTATCTCAATGACTGAATTTTCTGACGCAATCACATCAGACGAAAAGGGCAATATCATTCTGC